GCAGTGGATGAGACCGGGCGCAATCGTGCCGGTTGACATGAACACAGTGCGAATCCTATTAGACGCCCTGCGTGAGCGGCTGGCGCAGCCAGAAGACAGGGAGTTTGAAATTTACAGACTGGGATATAAGCAAGGCGCCCGTGACGAGCGGTTGCGTGCTGATGAAATTATTCGCGCACGAGGGGAGAAGAAATGACCCGCGAGGACATTGAAAACTTCACCCGGCAAGCTGGCGGCTTTGACGCCACACCTGAATTCCTTGAACGCTTTGCCGCCCTTGTCGCCGCAGCCGAGCGCGAGGCCGCCTTAGAGAAGAACAACCTCACCTGGGTCGCCAACTGCCAGCACTTGGTCGCAGCCGAGCGCGAGGCGTGTGCTGATGTATGCGAAGGACATTACGACACAGCCCAGGCAGCGCGAGCCATCCGCGCAAGAGGAGAGAAGCCATGACCGACTTACTGTACAACCTCAGATTCTGGCTCATCGTCGCCGCGGCAATCGCCGTCCCTTGGTTCATCGTTTACGTCATCCTATGACTTGCAACTGCCACCCCGAATCGCCATTCCTTTGGTACAAGAACAAACGCCCGTCGATCTTCGTCACGGATAAGCACATCAACCAGTACAGCAAGCTGTCGGCCTCGCAATCGGCTTACGTTGAGCGCGAGCGCAACAACGGCCGCGACATCTCCCACATTGCGGGCCTGAGCAAATCCAGCCACGCGGCGCGCCTGACCGAGTTCAAGCGCTTCTCTGTGTACTCGCAGGCCAAGCCATCCAAGAATGACGAAGTTTAAAAACCACGGCAGTCGCATCAACCAGGTGCGCTCGCTGCTGCGCGAGAACCTAGACGGCCTGACGGTGTATCAGCTCTCAGACGCGACAGGGATAGACCGCACCCACCTGTCGCGGGTCCTGAACAGGATGCCCGACGCCTACATCGACCGATGGATTGCTTTCCAACAAGGGCAACGCTGGATGCGCGCCGTCTGGTGCGTCGTGGTGCCGCCAGAGAACTGCCCGAGACCATTTACTAAGACGAAGGAGAAAACAAAGTGAAACTGATTGACCACGAAGAAGCCCTACGCATGGCGCAGGACACGCTGATCTGGAAGCGCTTGCCTGAGAAGCTCAAGGCAATTTATCTCACCAGCATGATGGACTTGTCCGACGAGATCCAGGCTGAGCTGGTGACGCGCAACTCGAACACGCCGGACGATGACTTCTACGCTCGCGGCGAAGCCATGTGGGCCAAGCTGGGGCTGGACAAATGAATCAGCCCATGCAAGACGACGAGCGCCAAACGATGCGCGATCACATCCTGTACCTGAGCAAAGCCCTCGAGCAAGAGCGCGCCAATTCCGTGAGGAAGACGCGCCTGCTGCAGCGGATGCTGGACCCCGAGGATCTGGGCTGGGCGGTGAGCCATGAGGTGCGGAGGATCGCTTACGACATCCTGTCGCAGGAGGTGTACGGCGAGCGAGATAAGGAGAACAAGCAGTGACCTTCGGATTCGCAGACGGCTGCCCTAGTGCGCAGCGAGCAACGACGATCAGCGTTGAAGAATTAAAGCGCTTACGCAAAGAGGAGGCTATTGCGTCTCACGCGAAGCGATTGGCGCTGGAGCTTGAGTGCCTACTGCTGTCGTGTGAAGAGACTGCGGTTGTAAGCAAATGGTGGGCTAGCGCACATATAGCGCTTGGCGAGTATCAAGACGACGTAGAACGACTGTATCCGCAGCCGCACGTTTCACCTTTAGGAAAGGATTGACATGGAACAGACTTGGTACGTAAGGCTGGGATGGTGGCTTTGCGAAAAGACGGGGCACATCTGGACCGCAAGGGCTTGGATTTACGGTGAGTGAAAAGCTAATGAATAATAAAAATGTAGTAGAGCTGCCGGCGAGTAACAACTACACAGCAGAGCAAGCCCTGCAATCTGCAATGAAAAAAAACTTGACCGATGTCATGGTGATTGCATACGACGACGATGGAGATCTTTTCATCAGGTCTTCAAAGATGACTCGCGCCGAAGGTTTATTTATGCTGGAAAAGGCAAAAGAATGGACGATGTACGCAGGTCAAGAGGGTTACGACCAATGAGCGAACCCCTAATCCTTCGCCCCTCGGCCGCCTCGCGCTGGATCGCCTGCCCGGCCAGCGCGCTGCTGTCCAAGGACATCCCCCCCACGCCCAGCGGCGATGCAGCGATGGCGGGCACCGCCATCCACGCGCTGGCCGAGACGTGCTACCTCACGGAGGACGATCCCGCCAACAGCCTAGGCAAGACCATCGAAGGCGTCGTGATGGCGCAGTGGCATTGCGACATGGCGCAGGCACACATCGACAACATTAAGCAGATCGAGGAGTTCGTCGGCGACGGCAACGTGCGCGTCGAGGAGAAGGTCTCCTACGTCAACAACGACGACGTCGTGCTGCGCGGCACCGCGGACGTGATCGGCGTCGGGCAGGACACGCTTGTCATTGCCGACCTGAAGACCGGCAGCGGGTACGTCGATGAGGACAGCGAGCAACTGAAGATCTACGCGCTGTCGGCCATCAGGACGCTGAACCTGGCACACAAGGTCGCCCAGATCGAGCTGCAGATCGTGCAGCCGCGCACCGGCGCGACGCGCATCCACCGCATGACGCTGGCCGATCTCTACGATTGGGATGACGAAGTGCTGCGGCCCGCCATCACGAAGGCGCTGGACGCGGATAGGAAGCCCACGCCCACCGAGAAGGCGTGCCAGTACTGCCCGGCAAAGCTGATCTGCCCAGCGCAGCGCGAGGCTCTCGCCGTCATCGAGGCGCAGCCCAACGTCGTCGCGATGAATAAGGATCAGATCAAGGACGTGATGGTGCGCCTGTCTGACGAGCAGATCAGCGACCTCTTGGACCGCGCTCCGATCGTCGAGGCCTTCGTGGACGCACTTCGTAAGCACGCCCTCGAGCGCATGAAGGACGGGGGCACGCTGCCGGGGTGGCAGCTCGCGCCCAAGCGAGCCACGCGCAAGTGGGCCAGCGAGGCGGCGGCCAAGGACGCGCTGATTGAGGCCGGACTATCTGTGGACAAGCTGTACATAACTGAATTTATTTCGCCGGCGGCTGTGGAAAAGCTGTTAGCAAAGGAGCAAAAGGGGATTCTTGAGGACTTAACCGTTAAGGAAAGCTCAGGGGTCACCATTGCAAGGGACGCAAGCCTGCGTCAATAATGCCCGTCCCAATACGGGTCAACTCTGAAACTTCTGAAAGCGAAAAGCAAAAATGCTGAATCTGTCATCTGGTGGGGGCAACTCCAATTTCCTGCGCTTCTCTCCTCAAGCTAACGCCTGGACCAACAGCGACGGCGTCGAGGTCGAGATCAAAAAAGTGGTGTTCGATATCGACAACGTGAAGACCGGCTGGCTGCTCCTCGGTGCTGGTGTGCGTGACTGGCAACCCGACAGCGAGCTGGGCCGCAAGGGTGCGCAGCCTACGCCTGAGCACAAGCGCGGCTTTGAGGTCACGTTCTACAACAAGGAGATCGGTACCGCGTCGTGGTCCTCCAACGGCGTCGGTCCCAACATGGGACTGGAAAGCCTGTACACCGCCTGCGCCGCGCAGCGCGAGGCCAACGCGGGCAAGCTGCCCGTGGTCGAGTACAAGGGCAGCCGCATGGAGAAGATCGGCAAGGGCACCACACGTATCCCGCAGTTCGTGATCACGTCGTGGATCGACCGCCCTGCCGGCATGGGAGCGCCCGTAGAGGCCGAGGAGTATGAGGCACCTGCGCCTGCACCTGCTGCAGCGCCGGCGCCCGCTAGGGCCACGGCTCGGGCGGTGGCTGAAGACGAGATGTTTTAACGCTCGTCGGTAAACAGACCGGGGCCATCACGGTCCCGGTTTTTTTGTCTCAATAAAAACTGAAGGCTCAAATGCAAGCCGAAGAAATCGCAAAGCAATTAGGCAACGCGAAGAAGGTAAACGGTCAATGGTTGGCAAGCTGCCCAGTCCCGGGGCACGGCAGAGGCAACGGCGATAAGAACCCGTCCCTGTCGATTAGCGAAGGCCCGGACGGCAAAGCGCTATTCCACTGTCACGGTGGGTGTGATCAGGGCAGCGTGTTCTCCACCATGAGAGAACGCGGTTTCCTGCCGGAGCTGGAAGGCCGCAACGTCGAGCCTCTGGCGCTGATCAAGCCCATCACCAGGCAGCTTGAGCAGGAGTGGCACTACAGCGACGAGGAAGGTGTGACGCTTTTCATCAAGCAACGATTTCGCACCGCCGACGCCAAGGGCAAGGACTACAAGCTGATCAAGGTGGACGAGGCAGGGCGCAGACACGCCACGCTGGGCGACGCCCGCATCGTGCCGTACAAGCTGCCAGAGCTGCGCGATGCCGTGAGTAAGGGCCGCTACGTCTACCTCACGGAAGGCGAGAAAGCGGCCGACGC